GGATGCAGAACCACACAGCCGAGTCGATCAAATCGCTTGAGGGTTATGACGGAGCGTGGAACGAGGAGGCGCAGACACTAAGCCAGCGCAGCCTTGATCTGCTTAGGCCGACGATTCGCAAGCCCGGTAGCGAACTGTGGTTTAGCTGGAATCCGAACCTGGAAACTGACCCGGTTGACGCGCTGCTGCGCGGCCCGGAACCTCCGCCTGATTCAAAGGTGATTCAGGTCAATTACCGCGATAACCCGTGGTTGCCTGATGTATTGCGGGCTGAATTGGATTATGACCAGCGCCGCGACCCTGACAAGTTCGCGCATATCTGGCTTGGCGAATACCAGCGCAACTCTGAGAGCCGGGTATTCCGCAACTGGAAGATTGAGGAGTTCGACAGTCCTGCGGGCGCGCATTTCAGGCTTGGCGCGGATTGGGGCTTCTCGGTTGACCCTTCCGTGTTGGTGCGCTGCCACATTGACGGACGCAAGCTCTACGTCGATTACGAAGCCTACATGGTGGGCTGCGAGATTGACCAGCTTCCAGACCTGTTCAGGCGTGTGCCTGATGCCGAACGCTGGTTCATCACTGCGGACAGCGCCAGGCCGGAAACGATCAGCTACATGCAGAAGCATGGTTTCCCGAAGATTAGCTCTGCGATCAAGGGGGCCAAGTCTGTTGAGGAGGGAATCGAGTTCCTCAAGACGTTTGACATTGTTGTGCATCCTCGCTGTACGCACCTGATAGACGAGCTGACGCTGTACAGCTACAAGACCGACCCGCTGACGAATGAGGTTATGCCCATTCTCGCGGACAAACATAACCACGTAATCGACTCTCTGCGCTATGCGTGCGAGGGCGCGAGGCGTGCGATTCGACCAAAGGTAAACCGGGAAATTGTGCGGGTAGGCCATCGCACTCCTCAATCATTCATGGGCGCTTAATGGCAAAAACGGACGCTGATTTTCTCGCTACGGCACGCAAGCGCATGAAACTTGCCATTGAAGCGACATCAGAGAACCGTATTAGCCAATTGGATGATCTTCGCTTTGCCGCTGGCTCTCCCGACAACGGCTGGCAATGGCCCGAAGATGTAAGGCAAGCACGCCTGAGCGACCCGAACGGCGCAAGGCCGGTGCTCACCATCAACAAGCTGCCGCAGCACATCAAGCTAGTAACCAACGAGCAGCGCCAGAACCGACCCGCCGTGAAGGTCTTGCCGGTTGACGATCAGGGCGATATTGAGGTTGCGCAGATTCTGAACGGAATCGTGCGGCATATCGAGGTCAACTCTGACGCAGACGTTGCTTACGACACCGCCTGTGAGAACCAAGTCACGATTGGTGAGGGCTATTGGCGCGTCCTAACTGACTATTGCGACGATATGTCGTTTGATCAGGACATATTGATTGCGCCCATCAAGAATAGCTTTAGCGTCTACCTTGACCCTGATGGGCTTAGGCACGATTCGACCGGCAAGAAATGCCAATGGGGATTCATCACCGAGGAATTGAGCGACGAGGAGTTCAAGCGTCAGTTCCCCGATGCAGAAGGCAGGCCCGCATGGGATGACGTAGGGCTTGGCGACGATGCGGCCCCGTGGTTGGCTAACGATGGCCTGAGAATCGCTGAATATTTCTGCGTCGAGGAAAAAGAGGAGAACATCCTCCTGCTGGAAGATGGCACGACCATGCCAGAAAAGGAATATTGGGAGTCTGTCCAGGCCAACCCGATGATTCTGGCACCCAAGCCGGTGAAGAATCGCAAGACACTGATGCAGTCGGTCAAGTGGACAAAGATCAACGGCGCAGAGATTCTCGAAACGCGGGAATGGGCGGGCAAATACATCCCGATTATTCGCGTGGTCGGTAACGAGTTCATCGTTGAAGGCAAGACCGTAGTTAGCGGGATCGTGCGTAACGCAAAAGACCCGCAACGCATGGTGAACTACTGGACTTCGCAAGAGGCTGAAATGCTGGCCCTTGCTCCCAAAGCGCCCTATATCGGCGCGGTGGGGCAGTTTGAGAGCCAGGAGGATACGTGGCGGCAGGCCAACACGGTTAATTATCCCTTCCTGCAATACAACCCGATTGAAGTCAACGGAACCGCGCTGCCGCCCCCGCAACGGCAAGCCCCGCCCCTCCCGCCTGCTGGAATCATTCACGCAAAGATGGAGGCGGGCGATGACCTACAGGCAACAGTCGGCCAATACAACCCTAGCATTGGAGCAGAAGCGCAGGAGAAAAGCGGTAAGGCAATCATGGCGCGCCAGCGTCAGGCCGATGTGGGTACGTTCCATTACATCGACAACCTTAGTCGTTCTATTCGCTATTGCGGCTGCATTCTGCTTGACCTGATACCGAAGATTTACGACACGCAACGGGTCGCAAGGATCATCGGTGAGGACGGAGAGCCGGATCACGCATCACTCGACCCTGAAAGCCAGCAAGCGGTTATGCGGGTCGAAGAAAACGGGGAAATCCGCAAGATTTACAACCCCGCAGTCGGACGTTATGACGTAACGGTAACGACCGGCCCGAGCTACACCACCAAACGCCAGGAATCAGCCGAGGCAATGGGCCAATTGCTCTCTGGAAACCCGGAATTGTGGGGCGTCATCGGTGATTTGTTCGTCAAGAATCAGGATTGGCCGGGTGCGGAGGAAATGTCGCAACGACTTCGCAAGACCATCAATCCCAAGCTGCTTGAGGATGATGACGAAGACCCGAACAGCATTGAAGCGCAAAAGGCCCAAGTGCAACAGGCGGCGCAGATGATCGGGCAAAAGGAAGCCGAGCTACAGGCCGCAGAGCAACAGATTCAACAGATGGGCCAACAGGCTCAACAAGAGGTCGAAAAGGCCAAGACCGCCGAGGCGCGAGTCAAGGAAATGATTGCCAAGCTGAACGAAGAAGCGCAGCGCATCGAGTACGAAAAGAAATACATCGCGTTGCAACAGCAATTCTTCCGCCAGGCGGCGCAAGCCCGCGAACAAGCCCAAGACGCAGAGCAACAGGCGCAGATCGATGCCGTATTCGCAAAGGTAGAGCAGATGTTTGCGGAGCATGAGCTACAGATCAAAGAGAAGGTCTTGGCCGGAGTAACGGACACGATTGGCGAACTGCACAACGGGCTTGCCAACGAAATGAAGGGTATCAGCGACAAGCTGAATCAATTTGAAGTGCAAGGAGCAACGCAATGAGCGCATCACTCGCCCTAAACCTGCGCCGCGTCATCGCTGGCAAGGCGCAAAGCAAGGCATACACCACGACAGCGACAATTGACGCCGCATTGCCGCAACAGGCTAACAGCGTCATGGTGTGGTGTACGACTAACGCGCATGTACGGGTTGGTGCTGGCTCAGGTCTTGCCGCGACCACCGCAGACGTGCCGATTGCTGCCAATACGATGGTGATTCTGCCGGTAGAACTGCCTACAAGCGGCGGCACTGACGTTGCCATGTATGTCGCTGCTGTGCAGATGGCAACTGGCGGAACACTCTACGTTCAGCCCTTGACCGACTGATGCAATTCGTTTCCCCGGCGAATTTCAATAAGTTCAATCAAATTCAGGGCGGGGGTAATGGTGCTGCCTATTATTGGGAATCATCGCCAGGACAACCGCTACCCCCCGGCTTCTCCCTGACCCGCTCCGGCACAAACGCGACCTATTTCGACTCGGCTGGCCTGCTGCAAACTGCGGGAGCAAACGTAGCGCGGGGAACGTACCGCTACAACGGCAGCGCGTGGGTGTTCGATGGCACGATGATCGAGCAGGCGGCGACGAACATCTGCTTGCGTAGTGAAGCATTCGATAATGGTGTGTGGGCCACTGAGGGTGGATATTTTAACCCGGTAGTCGTTACTCCTAATACCACAGTAGCCCCTGATGGTAATACCACCGCAGATACATTGACATCGAGTACAGTTCCGGCGGGCTGCATACAAATAATTGCGGCAGCCGCTAATACCACATATACATTTTCAGTGTGGGTAAAAACTGGGACGCTTGCAGCTAGCAACATTTTCTTGATTGTGGATACTACGCTAGCCGGGGTACACGTTGCGACAATTGGATTCTCGAACCTAACTACAGCTACAGCAGCATGGCAGAGATTTAGTATCACTGTGACCACCCCGGCTGCTGGATTTGATTCGCTTGCTGTTGGGTTGGACTTTAGTGGGGCTGGCACTACATTTGTGTGGGGTGCCCAACTTGAAGTAGGTTCTGCCCCTACCAGCTACATCGCCACAGGCGCAGCCTCCGCAACCCGCGCCGCCGACGTAGTAACCGCCCCGACTTCCGGCCTGCTGGTCAATGCGCAGGGGTTTGCGGCGATAGGATACAGGGCGATTGCTGGAGAATCTACAGACAGCGAGTGCATTATCACAACGTACTCAGGCTCTGGTGGGATTCCTTTAAGGCGCGTTAGCACGGCTCTTGCTCTATTTGACGGAACTGCAAATCGTGCGTTTGGGCTTGTGTTGCCAAACGTTGCCGGGACTGCGTACAAAGCCGCAACAACTTGGGGTGGAAGTGCCTGCAACGGAGCGGTAAATGGGGTTGTTGGAACGCCTGCGGCATTTGATGGAAGTATGGATTTAGGCGCTACGCTGCGAATTGGCGACAACGTATCCGGGGTTTCGTTACCCCTCTCAATGGTTCTCCAATCAATGAGGCTTGGGGTGGTTAGAGCATTGAATAACAATGAACTTGGAGCCTTGACTGCATAATGAAAAATAATTATCTCGTCCTAGGACAATGGAATACAAT